GCCGCGCCCAAGGTATGCAGTTTTGACGAAGGGTGCGAGGCCTGCCAGTAATGAATAAAGAACAGTTTTTCGCGGCGGTTGCTGCGGAGGTAAAAGAGGTAGAAGTTAAGGCCCTCGGCGCGGTGCTTCGGTTCAAGGTCCTTACGGGTGAGGCTCGGGATAAGTTCCATGAGCTTATGGGCGCGGGCGATAAATCCGCCTCGCACTTTGAGGCGTCTATCGTGGCCGCTACCGTAGTTAATGAGGACGGCTCGCCTATGTTCTCGTCTGAGGACGTGGCTACGCTTAAGGCGTCCAGCGCTACGGCGGTTGCAGAGGTTGCCAAGGCCGCTATGGACGTTAATAAGATCGGCGTTACTGCCGAGGAACAAGCGGTAAAAAACTGAGGGCGAGACCGGAGCGCTTAATGTGGTTCCGGCTCGCTAAAGAACTCGGTATGTCAGTACGGCGTTGCCAGCAAGAGATTAGCTCGGCGGAGTTCGGGGAGTGGGTAGCGTTCTACTCAATCGAACCGTTCGGGGACCGTTACGCGGACCTCCGCGCGGGCGTTGTGGCGTCTACCGTGGCTAACGTCAACCGGGGCAAGGACACGCCCCCGTTTAGCCCGCTTTCCCTAATCCCGTGGGCGCAAGAGCCTAAGGACGACGCGCCCCCGCCTGCGGAGGCCGTGGCGGCTATGTTCGGGGTCAACCTCACGGAGGCCAAGGCGTCCGGACAGAAAACATTCGTAATTAAGCGGAGGGCTAATGGCTAAGAACACACTCACCATTGAGAATCCCTCCGCCCTTACGGACGTTCTCGATAATGCAGAGGTAGCAACCTCTGAGTCCGCTTTGCGGCAAGCGGCTATTGCAGGCGCGCGGGTGTTCTACCGCGAGATTAAGGTTAGGGCTATGCCCCACTACCGTACGGGTGTTCTTGAGAACTCTATCCGTACGGTTTTTGTTCCTGAGGACTCCGTTACGGGCGAGGTTGCTACCTACGCGGTAACTATTAATCAAGACGCATGGTACGCGCGCCTGTTGGAGTTCGGTACTTCAAAGATGGCCGCAAAGCCCTTTATCCGCCCCTCCTACGAGGCCCGGCGTGTGGAGGCGGGTCAAGTCGTCATAAACACAATTCAACAGGCGGTGAATAATGGCGGACAATCGCACAACAGTTAAGGTTACTGCGGACGCTTCCGGCTATACCGCCGAGTTGGACCGCGCCCGTAGGTCCGCGCAGCAATTCCAGCAAACGCAGGACCAAACGGCGGACAGAATCCGCACCGCGCAGAACGCAATAGCAGAGGCGGCTACGAACGGCTCCAACGCGTCCGCGCGGGCTATTAACTCCTTCGTTAGCCAACTCCAGCGCACTGCGGCCACGGCGGGGCAAACGCAGGCCCAAATTCTCCAGTTACGCGCGGCGCAACTCGGGGTCACGGATTCAGTATCCGGGTACATTAACGCTATCCAATCGGCTAGCGAGCACACGCACCAATTTAACCTCAATACCACCGCCTCCCGCCGAGAGCTTATGGTGCTCGCGCACGAGGCCTCGCAAGGCTCTTGGTCTCGTTTCGGCGGGTCCTTTATGGTCCTGCTTGAGAGTATGGACGCAATGCGCCTGATTATGTCCCCGCTCGGCCTTGCATTTACCGCAACGGCGGGCGCTGCTTACCTGTTCTTTGAAAAGATACACCAAGGCCACGAGCAAGCGGAGGCGTTCAATAAGGCTATTGCGGCTACGGGCGGGTACCTCGGCCTGTCCACTGAGCAACTCATGGCAATGTCTAACGGCCTTGGCAAGACGTACGCGGACCTAGTGCAGTCCCGGGAGGCCCTCGCCCAAGTGGCGGCCACGGGCGCATTTACGGCGGACAATCTCCAACTCGCCACACAAGCGGCGCTCGCTATGTCCTCGGATATCGGCGTAGGCACGGACAAGGCGGCGGAGTCCCTCGCCAAGATTCAAGACGGCGTACTCAAGTGGACCGAGGAGTACCAAAAGGCGCACCATACGTTTAGCGCGGCGCAGATTGAGGAGATTGAGAACTTCGTTAAGCTCGGGGATACCGCAGGCGCTACGGGCGTCATTATGCGGGGCCTCGTTGGCGCACATGCGGCTATCCAGGAGGACGCAGATAAGCACATGGGCGCGGTTCAACGGTGGTGGACGGATTGGGCCAATATCATTGGGCGCGTGAAAAACGCGATTATGAATATCGGCGTCCCGGACGGTATCACTAAGCAGGTTGGGGACCAACTCGCGGTAGTTGAGGCCACGCAGCGCAATATCAACGACCAACGCCGCATGGGTAACAGCCTAGCGGCTACGGCGGCGGAGCGGCAACTCGCAGTAGAGAAGCAAAAGCTAGACGTACTCCGCAATCAGCAGGCGGAGGAGTTCAAGGCCCAAAAGGCTAAGGAGGCCTCGGCCAAGAGCGGGGACCAACAAGTAAACCTCGGCTCGTACCTACGCTCCGATAAGTACGCGAGTTCCGGCCAGAAGCACACGAACGAGCTTACGCAAGAGAATGAGGCGTTCGCCAAGGCTACAAAGGACCTCGATAAGAATAGCAAGGGGTACCAAGACGCCCTCAAACGACACTATGACAACGTAGCAAAGATTGACGAGGACTACGCCAAGGCTAACCGCAAGCACGGGGCTAATCCTAACAACGCTATCAATAGCGCGCTCGCGGACGAGAAAAACCGCATGTCCGCTATCGAATCGGCACGGCGGGACGCGCTCTCGCAGGCTAAGGCGGACTTTGATACGGGGCAACTCCAGTACCAGGATTACTACGCCAAGGTACGGGACATTAACCTCAAGGCGTACGACGAGGAAATTTCTATCCAGCAAAAGCGGGTAGACCTCGCCTCGCAAAAGAAAGAACTTGCGGCCCGCCAAACCGCCCTCGGAGAGTTGCAGAAACTACAGGCCGCCCGCCTCAAGGCGGAGAACGACTACACCCGCGCCATTGCCGAGCAACAGCGCAAGCGGCAAGAGCAAGTCTCTAAGTACCGCACGCAGCAAGAGGCAGTCCTCACCCGCAACGCGGCAACGTATCAGGGCGAGGACGATACGCGGTTTATGACCTCGGACCAAGCGGCGCAGTACAACGCCGAGTTGCGCCTACGCGAGAACTTCTATCAGGAGGTTGCCAAGCTCCGCGAGGAGTACGACTCCGGTAAGTCCGATCAGGCCATGTTTGACGAAAAGGCGCAGATTGCGGTAGACGCGTATAACGCGCAACTGTCGCAACTCCGGGACCACTTGCAGCGAGAGCAAGCTATCCGCGAGGACTTCAATGCGCAAATGGGCCTCCAACTCGTCCAACTCTCGGGCAACGGTAAGACTACGGCGCAGACTATGGCCGAGGGGTTCTCTACCGTTTGGTCTACGGCTAACTCCGCCTTGGAGAGCTTCGTTACCACGGGCAAGTTTAGTTTCTCGTCCTTTACCTCGTCAGTCATGGCGGACCTCGCAAAGATTGCTCTCCGCATGGCGGAAATGTCTATCTTTAAGAGCGTCGCTACCTCGTTCGGTTACAGCGGGTCATTGCCGGGGTTCGCGGACGGCGGCCATATCGTAGGCGCAGGTTCGGGTACTAGCGACTCTATCCCGGCCATGCTCTCCAACGGGGAGTTTGTGGTTAATGCTGCGAGCACCAAGAAATACCGCTCGTTGCTGGAGTCGATTAACTCGGGACAGGCGCAACACTTTGCCACTGGCGGGGCCGTAGGTGCGTCCTCGGGCGGTGGGGCTAACTCGGGCGGCACTACGCTTAACTTGTCCCTCGCGGGTAACGGCGGCGGCCTTACACAAGAGGACCTCGTAGCCCTCGCCCCGGCTATCCAATCCCTGATTGATAAGCGCATGGCGCAGAACATGAGGGGACAAGGCGGGTACGCGTACCAGCAACGCTACGGCCAAATCTAACAGGAGCACATATGGCAACCCAAACATTTACATGGGTCCCGCTCGTAGACCCTACGGGCACAACCAAGTTTATTACGCGGGTTGCTCAGTTTGGGGACGGCTATTCGCAATCGGTACCGGACGGTATCAATAACAAGGCGGATAGTTGGCCCCTCACCTTTACGGGTAACTCCTCGCTTATCTCGCCTATCAAGGCATTCCTAGACGCGGCGCAGGGGAGCACGTCCTTTAATTGGACGCCTCCTCTTCGCTCGCAAGGATTGTTTAGGTGTTCTGAGTACGCCGTACAGCCGCACGGCGGCGGCCTCTACACCCTTACGGCTACTTTCTCGGAGGTCTTTAGTTAATGTCAGCACTACAAACCGTAGCCTTTGGCGCGGCCTCGGACGGTAGCCAAGGTGATAGCGTCCGCACAGGTTTTACGAAGCACAATACGAACGTTAGCATTTTGCAGGCTCAGGCGGCACTAGTTAGCAACTCCGCCACAATCACCACGGCGCAGGCCCTCACGGTTGCTCACGTTGGCAAGCGGGTAAATATCAACCTCGCCTCTAACGGCACAATCAACGTACCATCAGCGGCCACATGTGCGGCGGATAACGTAATCCTGTTACGTAACGTTGGTACCACGGTTGTTACTCTCGCTATCACAACCGGGTCCGGGGATACTTGCGCGCTCTCTAAGCTCAATGCCGGGGAGTCCGCCCTTATGGACACGGACGGCGTACACGCTTGGACGGTGCTTATGCGGGGCCGCGCAAATGTTGATAACGAGGTAGTCAACGGGAATTGCTCGGTTGGTGGTAACGAGACCGTAGGCGGTACGTTTGGTGTTACCGGGGCGTCTACCCTAACCGGTAACGTTACGGCTGGGGGTACGCTCACGGTTACCGGGGCTATCTCCGCAAACGGAGGATTTTCCGCACGGCCTACGTTTGGTAGTAGCACGCCGTGGGACACGGGTAACCTCGCTAGCCCGATGACGCTTAACACGTCACAGACTATTTCGTCACCTAAAACGCTTACGTCTAGTCTCACCATCACTACAACCCCGGGTGGAGTGTTCTCTACGGCCCCGCTCATACTTTATCCGACCGCCAATGTGGGCGCACAGATCGGCTTTGGTGCTAACAACGGCGCGGCGGGCGGTATGTTGGGCTTCAATACTACCGGTACATTCGCACTCTATAACTACAACGCCTCCGCGTACGCGGCCCTAACGGTAAGTACACTTACGCAGACCTCGGACGAGTTGCTTAAGGCGGACATAGAGACCCTTACAGGCGTTATGGAGAAGCTCCGCAAGTTGCGCGGCGTATCCTTTACCATGAAGGGGGACGGAAGCAGGCAGGTAGGCTTAATCGCGCAAGATGTTCTCCCGGAGTTCCCCGAGCTTGTCGAAGAGCTTCCTATGGACATTGACGCGGACGGGGACGCTATCGCGCACCAATACGACGAGGACGGAAACGAGATTTTCGGACCTAGTGGCAAGCCCGAGAGCCGTAAGGCGCTGGGCGTCAAGTATCAAAACATGGTAGGCCCGCTCCTGCAAGGTCTCCTAGAAACGGACGCGGCGTTACAGGCCGCCCTCGCCCGCATTGCCGTCCTGGAAAGTAAGGTGTCCGCATGATTACGGCGGACGTTCAACTCCTAGAACCCGGCAACCTCGTAGAGCTATTTGAGGTGGATTGTACGGAAATGGGCGGGGACCTCCTCAGGTTCCACGCGCACCTACAGTCCGGGCCTATCGTGTGGCAAGGAAACACGTATAGCGCGTGGCCTATCTCCGCCTCGGGGTTTGAGCGCACGGGGTCCGCTACGCAACCCTCCCCCACTATCACGGTGGGTAACGTAGACGGAAGTATCTCGGCCCTGTGTATCGCGCTCGCGGACCTCGTGGGAGCCAAGGTTAAGCGTCACCGCACCTTAGTTAAGTACCTGGACGGGCAACCCGGGGCGGACCCTACGGCAGAAATGCCGGTAGAGCTTTGGGTTATCGAGCAAAAGACGGGAGAGACAAACCTCCAAGTTGAATTTACGCTCTCGTCCGTTCTGGACTTCTCGGGCCGTCAACTCCCCGCGCGGCAGGTTGTAGCTACGCTGTGCCAGTGGGACTACAAGGGTACGGAGTGCGGATGGACGGGGACAACGTACTTTGACAAGGATAACAACCCTGTTGCGGACCCTAACCTAGACCGTTGCGGTAAGCGGCTCTCTAGCTGTAAATGTAGGTTCGGGAACTTCGCCCCGCTCTCGTTCGGCGGGTTCCCCTCGGCGGGCCAATCGGGGACACAGTAATGGTAACCGATAGCCTACGGGCCGCTATCCTCCGACACGCGCTTATGTGCTACCCGGAGGAGTGCTGCGGCCTTATCGTGGGTGGTGTGTACCTGCCTCGCCCTAACTGCTCGGCTACGCCTACCGAGGCGTTTAATATCTCGCCCTCCGATTGGGCGGAGGCGGAGGACCTCGGGGATATTGAGGCGGTAGTCCACTCTCACCCGGACGGCCCCGCCTTTCCCTCGGGTGCGGACTTTGACGCACAAGCGGCTACGGGTCTCCCGTGGGTAATCGTGGCCGTATCCCCTGAGGGGTACTCGGGAGGTTGGTATGTGTTCGGAGCTTGACGCCCCGTTAATCGGCGCGGAGTACGAACACGCGGTAACGGATTGCTACGGCCTTGTGCGGCGGTGGTACTCGCAAGAGCGCGGCGTACTCCTCCCGGACTTCCCACGCTCGCCCGAGTGGTGGGACCACGGCGGGGACCTGTTCCGCGAGAACTTCCGGGCGGCAGGGTTCGTGGCCGCTACGCTCGTTCCAGAGGTTGGGGACGTGCTCCTTATGCCTATCGCTAGCCGCTCCGGGGTCCCCAATCACGCGGCGGTCTACGTGGGCGGGGACTTGATCCTCCACCACCTCCCTAAGCAACTCTCCAGGCGCGAGGGCCTCCCTCGTTATTGGCCGCGCGTTACTCACATTCTCAGATACAAGGGGACCACATGACAGACAAGGTGCGCACGGTGCGCCTCTACGGAAAACTCGGGGCCAAGTTCGGGCGCGTGCATAGGTTCGTCCTTAACTCGCCCCGGGACGCCCTCCGCGCCCTTATCGCTATGGTCCCCGGCTTTGAGCGGGAGCTTATGACTAGCGCGGACCGTGGTGTTAGCTACGCGGTGTTTGTGGGTAAGCGCAACGTAGACGAGAAAGAACTCGCGTACCCGAGCGGGGACGATGACGTACGTATCGCGCCCCTCGTGGGCGGGCGTAAGTCTGGATTGTTCGCCGCCATTGCCGGTACGGTCCTGTTTATCGCGGGCGCGGTCTCGGCATATTTCGGCAACCCGTACGCGGGGCAAATGATGTTTATGGGCGCGTCCCTCGCGTTCGGCGGTATCTCCCAAATGATTAGCGCACACGCAGCGGCCAACAATGGGTCCTCGGGCGCGACTAAGACGAGCTACTACTTTAACGGTGCGGATAACGTCACATCGCAGGGCGGCCCCGTCCCGCTCCTCTACGGGCGTATGCGCGTGGGTTCAACGGTCCTTAGCAACGGGACCCAATCAATAGACACTTAACGTAAAGGGTGGAGTATGCCGACACAGGCCGATGATAGCCTTAGTAGTACTGCCTATGCGCAAATTCTGGACCTTATCTCGGAGGGTCCCATTTATGGCCCCGCGAGTGGTTCTCTCGGCCAGTCTGTGTACCTCAACGATACCCCGCTCAATAACACGGACGGGACGGCTAACTTTACGGTTAGGCAGTTGGATTATCGCCCGGGCGCGGTAGACCAAGCGTACATTACCGGCTTTGATAGCACGGCCAATGAGGTAGGCGTAGGCGTTGAACTTAAGGCGTCCGTCCCCTGGGTCCATACGGTAACCAACCTTACCCTCTCCGCGTTGCGGGTAACGTTGAGCGTTAGCGCGCTCTCCAAGACGGACTCTAGTTCCGGGGACGTTACCGGGTATCAGGTCGCGTATCAAATTCAGCTCTCGGTAGATAACGGCGCGTTCAACACGGTTGTAGACACCTCGTTTAACGGCAAGGCGTCCTCTGTGTACCAACGCTCGCACCGCATTGAGCTTACGGGCGCGGCCTCGCAGTACACCATTAAGGTAATCCGTTTGACTGCGGACACCTCGGACGTGTATATCCAGGACACGACCAACGTTGTTAGCTACACGGAGTTGACGGACGCCAAGTTGCGCTACCCTATGAGCGCGCTGTGCGGGCTACAGATTGACGCCTCGGAGTTCTCCTCGGTCCCTACCCGCTCGTACGATATGAAAGGGTTGCTCATTAAGTACCCGAGCAACTACAACCCGACTACCCGCACGTATGCGGGGACGTGGGACGGCACCTTTACTACCGGGTGGACTGATAACCCCGCGTGGGTTTTCTATGACCTCGTGTTGAATACCCGATACGGTATGGGCCGTTGGGTAGACGCGAGCATGATTGACCGGTATTCGCTGTACCAAATCGCTCAGTACTGCGATGTTACGGTATCGGACGGCAAGGGCGGCACGGAGCCGCGTTTTACCTGTAACTGCTACATTGCGTCCCGCGCGGACGCGTTCAAAGTGTTGCAGGACTTGGCGAGCGTGTTCCGTGGTATGGCGTATTGGACTGCGGGGCAGGTTGCGGCTACGTGCGATATGCCTATGGACCCGGCCTACGTGTACACGGCGGCTAATGTCATCGGCGGCCAATTCAAATACGTAGGTTCGTCCCTCAAGACGCGCTATACGTGTGCGTTGGTTACGTGGAATGACCCGGATAACGCCTATCAACAGGCGGTGGAGTACGTGGAGGACTCGGACGGCGTTGCCCGGTACGGCCTGAATAAGGCGGAGGTTACCGCGTTCGCGTGTACCTCTCGGGCGCAGGCGCAGCGCGTAGGCCAATGGACGCTCCTTACCTCGCGGTACGAAACTAATACGGTTACTTTCTCCGTGGGCCTGGACGGTACGTTGTGCCAACCCGGGCAAATTATCGCAGTGGCGGACCCGGCACGCGCAGGTAGGCGTACGGGCGGGCGTATCAAGGCCGTAACGAGCGGGAGCAAGGTAACCCTTGACTCCGTACCTACTGTTGCTGTGGGCGATACGCTTACGCTCGTCATGCCTAACGGCGTGGCTAGCTCGTCTACGGTGTCGGCGGTTAGCGGCGCACTTATCACGGTCTCCCCTGCTTTCTCTACGGTCCCGCAAGCGGGTTCCGTGTGGATGCTGGAGAGCGCTACCCTTAAGTCCCAATTGTTTCGCGTGGCCTCCGTTGCGGAGAAAGACGGCATCTCGTTTGAGATTACCGCCACGCAGCACGAACCGGGCAAGTACGCAGCCATTGATAGCGGCGCGGCTATCGACGTGCGTCCGATCACGGGCAACACTCTTACGGTCCAATCCGCGCCCGCTAGCGTCACGGTCTCGCAGTATGTGGTAATAGACCAAGGCACGGCCAAAACCAATATGACTATCTCTTGGCCCGCTGCGCCTAACGCGGTCAAGTACACGGTGCAGTGGCGCAAGGATAACGGGGATTGGGTCTCGGCGGGCACTACGGGCGGTTTGTCGATTGATGTAAATAACATCTACTCCGGGTCCTACAACGCGAGAGTTAAGGCTACGAACGGGTTGGACATTAGCTCGGTCTACACGTACTCGTCCCTCACTGCTCTTACGGGTAAGACGGGAGCGCCTCCTGTGGTGTCGTCCCTTACGGCCTCACTAGATAAGGTGTTTGCGGTAGACGTAACTTGGTCCTTTCCGTCCACGGCAGGTGATACGGCCTACGCGGAGCTTTACTATAGCCATACCTCAGACTTTGCCTCGGCGGTTCAACAGGGCCGGTATAGCTACCCAACGACTAAGGCTAGCCTATTAGGGTTGGCCGCAGGTTACGACTACTTCTTTTGGATTCGCCTCGTAGACACCACGGGCAACGTAGGTGCGTTCTATCCGGCTACCAATCAAGCAGGCGTACACGGACAATCCAGCGCGGACGCCTCGGCTATCCTGGCCTACCTCACAGGGCAGATTACGCAAAGCCAGCTAGGACAGGACGTACTCTCGCCTATCCAACAAATCCCGCTATTGCAGAACTCGGTAGCGCAATTGCAGGCGCAGTACAAGCCCTCGCCCCTTGCGGGAGACCCGAACACCTACGCGGGCGATATTACGGCGTATGCGGGCGTGTACTCAGAAATGACCGCACGCGCAGAGGCGGACCTCGCGTTAGCCACCAAGACGGATGCGGTACAGGCGCAACTCTCTACAACGTCCTCCAACCTCACCGCTATGGTCAACACAGAGACTACAGCGCGGGTTACGGGGGACGCGGCTAACGCCTCGGCTATCACTACCGTACAGGCCAACCTAGATACGACCAACGCGGCGGTACAGACTAACGCCAACGCGTACGCGGACCTTAACGGGCGCGTATCCGCTTCGTACACGATTAAAACTCAAATTACTACGGGTGGACGTACCTACATTGCCGGTATCGGCATTGGTATTGATAACAACAGTGGCACGGTAGAGTCTCAGGTTTTGGTAGCGGCGCAACGCTTCGCAATCCTAGATAACACAGGGAGCGCGGTTAGTTCCCCGTTCATTGTCTCGGGCGGGCAGGTGTTTATGTCCTCCGCGTTCATTCAGGACGCGTCTATCACTAACGCGAAAATCTCGGGTGTCATTCAGTCCAACTCCGTGGGGGCTAACGGACAACCGCGTTGGGTTCTCGATAAGAACGGGGTATTTACTATGAACGGTGCGAACACAGGTTCGGGCTATCTGACTATCACGGATTCTCTCGTGTCCGTCTATGACGGTAACGGGACGCTCCGCGTGCGCTTGGGTCTCTGGTAATGGCAGCGGGTTTGCAGATATGGGACGCGTCCGGTAATTTGGTGCTGGACGCTACCCACCGCGTTATGCGGTTTATCGGGGTGCAATACATTAGCGGCGGTAACTCTAGTGTGTATGACCCCGATATGGCCGCAGGAGCGTTCGTATCGTTCCAACCGGACGCATACATAGGGTTCTTGAGTGGGGGCCTAATACACCCTCAATTCTTTTTCAGTAACGGTACCCTGAGTTGGACGTACGCAACCAAGAATAGTACTACTTACGACACGTACCAGAACGGCTACATTTATTACGGGGCCTATTGAATGACGGCGGGATTTCAACTCTTTACGGACGGGGGCGTATATCAGATTGACGGGACGCGGGCTAATATGGTCCGCCGCCAACTTATCAGCGTCTCTACGAGCGCAGGTAGCTTGGATATGGGTAAAAACAACGCGGGCACTATGAACTACAACACCGCGAGTATTGCCAATGTCTCGTTCTCTGCGGTTACGCCGTTGCTCGTTATCTACAGTCCGAACCGTCCCGCCGCAATTATGAAATGCCTATCCACGGGTAGCAACACATGGCAAGCGCAGATATGGACGTACGCGGGTAACGACTCATTAGAGTTACACGTATTTGACCGCGCGGACGCGGCGGCCCCTGCGGGTGCGGGATACGGACTACAGGTATTCGACGCCTCGGGCGTGCTCGTGGCAGACGCACGACAACGTCTAGCCCGCGTGGTGGACGTGCAGTCGGGGAACATTACGGGCGCGGGGGCCGGTTGGGGGCAGTACACAAGCGTGGACTCACAGACACAGAGCTACAGCTACAGCGGCGTAGCCAAGGTGGGCGTAGGCGCGATGCTAACCCCGTATACCTGTGCCCCTAACGTCTATTACCGCACACAGGGCTACCAAACCAACGGCGGGACTATCTCTCGGCAATGGCGCGTTACCTCCATTGGCGGGACGTACCCGGGCAATGAAAATTGTTTCGGCTCCCAATACGACTGGCGGTTTATGGCCGTCGATCTTAGTTACATGTAATCCAAGTTAAACCTGATAGGCCCTCGCGGCCTGTCCTCGGAGACCTCATGAGTATTTTCTCTCAAGCTGCGGATAACGCGGCGTCCGGGGGCAAGGTTGTTACGAGCATAGCGGGCACGGCCTACGGCCTCTCCTCGCTCCCTCTTAGCACCTATGTGTCCTTCGCTACGCTCGTCCTCACCCTGTTCTATGTATACAACGCTTTGCCCCGCCTGTGGCGTACGAGCTTGGCCCTCAAACGGGGATTGATTAACAAGGATTGGTCCCTGTGGCAATCCCTCGGGAACCAACCGACTCCGACCAAGGAGGACTAATGCTCTCTACCCTTTTCGAAAAGGTCCTGCTCGCCCTGCTCGCCCTCCTCATTCTTGTGGGGGCGTCGTTAGGCGTGTACGCGGCGGTCCAGCACAGCAAGGCGCAGACGGCGCAAATTGAGCAGTTGCAGGCGGCGGCTAGTGAGGCGCGGGCAGGAGAGGCGGCGGCAATCCAGGCGGCTAGCGCGCTCGGCGCGGCCCTCGATGCGAAAGCGGCGGCCCAAACCACAGCCACACAGAACCACGCGGCCACTACTACCCGGCTCGCATCGGCGGTTGCTGCGGCCCCTGCCGTGGCGTCTACGGTCGTACCTGAGAGCTATTGGCTTGCAATCTACGGGGGAGACAATGCGAAATAGTCTCGTCCTGTTCGTGCTCCTCGTGGCTACCGGGTGTCTCTCGGGGTGCGCGGCCCCGGAGGTCCGAACGGTTGTCCAGGTCCAGACGCCCCCGGACTCCCTCCTCCAGGACTGTAAGCACGCGCCCCGCCCTGCGGACAACACCGTGTACGGTCTCCTCCTCGGGATTCGGGACGAGCGCGGCGTAGTGGAGGCGTGCGATTGGGCGGATAAGGCGGCCCTCCGTGCCTGGAAAGCGGGCGTTACTGCGGCCTCGGGGCAATGAGATTTACCTACCCCGTAGCTCCGTACGGTCTGCGGATTACGTACGTGGATAACCTCAAAGAGTTTCACGCCCTCGCCCCCGGCTACGATGGTCGGGGAGCGGCGGGAGCTACGGCCCCGGGTAAGGCGGTGGACTTCGTACTCGGTGTGTTTGATAAGAGTTGGCTTACGCTCGTGCACGAGTGCGTGCACGTTGCCTCGCTCCTGTTAGCCAAAGCGGGAATTGATCCGCAGAGTAACAACGCCGAGCCGCTGGCCTATTTGGTAGACCATTTGGCGGCGGTGGGAGCAAAGCGGCTAGCATTGCGCTAGCGGTTATCCACAGGTGAGAGAACGCGGGAGCGCCTATAGTTAAGGTTTTAAATCTCTCTCGTTAGGGCCTCTGGCAGAGACCTTTTCGCGGGTAATCGGTATCCAGGGGAGACCTATAGCACGGTCGTTCGGTCTCTGGTAGATACGTATCCAACAGAGACCTATCCGATTAGTCTCAGTCAGAGACCTTTCCTTGTAGTCTTTTGAGGAGTATGTCCCGGACCTCCGGGGCGAGCTTGTCCATGTTCTCCATGAGGTTTTGGATATTTATCTGCATGGCGTGGTCATTAAACTGATTGAAATTAACCGTAAGGTTCTCGATAGTCACTATCTTGGCCCCGGCAAAGTCGCCAGTCATCATTACATGCTTAAGCTCGGCTACCGCGCCTTTAACTCCGTCCGGGACGTAATCCCATGTAGCGTCCGCAATCGGGCGGCCCTTGTCGTCCGATATGCCTATTTTCTCCCGCAGCGTGTACTTATTGTTGCGGCCCATTTTCTCCCGCGTGATGTAGCCGCACCGCTCTAGCTCGTCTAGCGCGCGGTGTACCTGCGCCTTGGAGATACCGGACTTTTCAATGATCGTAGGGATACCCGGGAACGCAATCCCGCTCTTAAAATTAGTGTGGGCTTTGATTACGGCGTAGACGGTAAAGGCGTACGGCCCCATGCGGGCCACGTCCCCACTCTCTATCATGCTGCGGAACACATGAAACCATGTGGTCTCGGCCTGGAATAGGTCGTACTGCGTGGCCTCCTCGTCCATCACCCGCCCCGGTTGTGCTTGGCGGCCCGCTCTCGCTTGAGGGCGGCCAGTTGCTTGGCGATTGCCTCCGCTACTACGTCCTTTTGTTTGAGGCGGGTAAGGAGGCAAAACTCGCGTAGCTCCTCGGAGAGGTCCGTAGGTATGCGCACGTTGAGCGGGATTCCCGGGTCCGGGCGCTCCTCTTTCGTGGCGGCCCACGCTGGATAGGCGGGCGTCTGCGG